CTAGCAGCGTCACCAACTGTTACTGTATGGGCAGCGTTAACCGCGCCGAGCGACGCACTCTTGGCGTAGGGCTTGCGTACTGCGATAGAAGCATAGGTCATTCTTGTTTAGCCCACTCTCGTAGGCTTCTCTTGTCAATGTTGCATACGGCTAAGTCATTCCTAGCCACTTGGTACGCTGAGGCTAACTGCCCGTTGGTCTTAACCTCCGTAGCAGTAACCTTACAATCCTCCAGCAGCTCAGCGGGAGGGAGTTCGCGTACATATTTAATCGTGCTACACCCCGTCAGCAGGGCCATCAGAAGGGCCACGGAGAGCTTTTTGCACATCGGGTGGTACATCGGTGTCACTCCATGATTTATTGCGTTGTAGGGCCGCTGAGAGGGCCGCATTCGCCTCGGCCAATTTGCGGGCCTGTGAGGCGTTTTCTTTGGCACGGGTACCGAGTATTCGCCGGTACTCCGTTTCGCGCTTGGAGGCCCGTTCCGCTGCGTCTGTGAGGGTTTTGTTTGCCTTGCCGAGGGACGCATTCCGCTCGTACAGCCCGTATGTGGTGCCGCCAAGGGCTAGCACTAGGGAGCATAGGACTAAGGTTGCTGTCTTCATGATTGGTTAAGCACAGCAATCAGGATAGCCATAAGGATTGCATAGGCCAACGCGAGGTACTTGTTTAGGCAAGCAAGGAATAAGGTCAGGATGCCTGCTAGGACAGCGAGATACTGCCAGGGTTTAAGTTTATAGTACCACATAGTGCGGTCGCCTTTCTAGTACGTGGATAGACTCCACTACAGTCTTGTGTTTAGGGGCGCTGACCTTGAAGTTACCCGTAGGGCAACCGCTTTCAAACTCCCGCCGCTCGTCAGCCCTGCGTTTAACAAGGCCGGGGAGCTGCTTGTTACCAGCGTAAGCCCAGCGAGGGAACTCTTTACCAGCACCCCAGCAGTCGAAAGCGTTAATCTTCTTGAGCATAGTGGACTTGGCAAAGTTAGTCTCACCGACATTGAACACAAAGCTAGTAAGCGCATCGAACTGGCGCTGAGTCACCGGAGTCTTTACTAGGCGACGCACAGCAGCTTCCGCATGCTTAGCATCTTGTTTTAGCAACTCCGCGCATTCTTCGTCAGTCTTAACCTGTCCGAGCTTAGCAGTCTTTGTGTGCCCTGCACATACGGTAACAACACCCACGGGGTCAACGTAGGCTACCCTACGCATACCCTCGTGGGCCACGATTCCAGCAGCGCCTACGGCACTGAGCGACAGCACTGCTGCCATTAGACGTTGCTTAATCATTATACGATGGAGTTAGTCACAGCAGTAGCGGTAAAGCTAGCCACTTGGTTGCCAGAAGCATCCTGCAAGCGCTTGCTTACGGTGGCACTCTGGGTGTACGCCACGGTTACTGCACCCGCAATGAAGGGGGAGTTAACGGTGAGTCGAGCGAAGGGGCCGTCAATAACGCACTTGGTCACAGTCTTGGTTTGACCAGCGATCACAAAGTCTGTAACATCGGGGACGTTGGCTTTGCTCAAACCCTCGGAGGCTGTGATAACCAGCTCACTTGGGGCGCTTGGGGCGATAGACCGGGCCACGACAGTAGGTGCCACGACATCCAAGAAGGTGGTCAACGAGTTGGCACAGAAGGTGAAGAAGTCTTGAAGCTGCTTGGCAGAGCGGGACTTGCCGGCGTTAGCAGCAAGGGCGGCATTGATCTGCACAGAGCTAATAGCCTTAGAGGCCTCAATACGGATACGGGTGCCATTGGACAGCAGGCCCGCAGAGGGGATATCGTTAACGCGCATGGTAATCTTTCATCTACGCCGCTTGAGCATACTAGCTCCGTGTGCGACTGGGGTTTTATAACGGCCATAGCCGAGTGGGTCAGCCATAGCTTCGGCGTGAGCCTTAGCCATTAGGGCAGCGATTTGCTTGTTTTGGTCGAGGGCAAGCGCCTCATTGAAATGGCGTACCAAGCCTTCAACAGCATCCAAGCGGTCATCATGAATCAGCGCATTGCGCGTCATGCTGATCTTGGCGAGCTGGTAGAAGAAGCTGTAGGTTAAGCGCAGGTTGGGCGCGTAGGTCATGGAAGTGTCAAGGTCATGCGTAACAGCATGCTCTGTGACGATCAACGCCCCCCGGCCCATTACTGGCTCTAAGGTGTTGATGATACGTGCTTCCTTCTGCCCGGTAACGAGGTCGTCGTCAATGCCCGCACCTGGAAGATGCTTGCGCAGCATAGGCGTAAACACAGCACGGAATGCACCGAAGCCCATGTTCTTCTCGATCTTAACCACGGTTGGGCTAAAGGGTTTAAGGCGCTGAGCCAGAAGCTCTAGCTTACCTTCATCGTAGCCACCGGGGATGCCGCCCACGGCCAGCAAGTAGACGTTCCCGTTAAGGAAGCCACCAACAGCGTAGGCAGTCTCGTCGGCGTTAGCTCCACCACCAGCAGGGTCAATGTAGGCAACCACGCTTTGCAACGCGGTTACTTCTTCACTGATCGTGTGTGGGATGGATAGCTTGAACGCAAACTCGTGGGCGGCATAGTCCCGGAGCTTGTCCGAAGTCATGCCGCGAACTACCGCCAACGGGAACTGCCCGCCTGTGTTGGCAAGCACCACTAGCCGCTCGGGCTTGAGTGGGAACTTCATGGCGTCCATCAACGCAGTGTTCAGCATGTGCTGTAACTGGAAGTACGCCGTACCTTGGTCGCGCTCTTTCTTCTGGAGAGTTTCCTCGTCCAGCAACTCAGGGTCAAGCGGCATGCCCTGATCGCCCAGTAGCCCGCCACCCATCGCTAGGCGAGGGTCTAACGCGAGGCGCTGAGTAATAATCGGAGCAAGGTTGTTGCCGTAGTGCTTGAGTTGTTCTTGTGTCGGATACCTGCCCGGCCAGATGCGTGTTACCACGCCTCGTGCGGGCAAGCTGTTGTAGATGGATTCCATCGTCTGGGGAGTACCCAGCCAAACAATCCGCCCACTCTGGTTAATCGAGGTAAAGTCCTTCGTCAAGTGCAGGAGCTTCGCCCGTTGTGTGGGCGTAGCCGAGTTCTTGGAGGACTCAATATCGTCAGGGATAAGCAAGTCAGCGCGGCGTCCCTGCAAGTTGGCATCAATACCAATACAGTCAACGGACGCGCTCTTGTCAATACCCTTGAGGCTGTGGTGGATGTCGTACCCCTCAACAGAGGTCCGGTCACCAGCACTCTTGTCAGGCCGCATGCACTCAAGGACATCCATGTTCTGGATAATCCGAACGATCAATGTCGCAATGTCAGTAGCTTGGTCGCCACCCGCAGACACGATCAGCACACGCCCACGGGAGTTGTGCATGAGGTACCACACGGCAAACGCTGCCGCGATGGTCGTCTTCGCCTGAGAGCGCTGCGCCTGCACCATTAGGTACTGCGGCCCATAGGCGATGTATCGCCCGATGTCCTCTTGTATCTCGGTGGTGCTAAAGCCAAGCTCGTCCATAACGTCCCGGAGGAACGGTACGAACTCGCTGTAGTGTGACTGTAGCGCCTCAAGCTGTTCCCAGCGTAAGGCTGCTAGCTCTGCGCTCTCGCGTGCCCTCATTGCAGGGTACCTCCGAAGCGTTCAGAGAAGGCGTCAGCCGCTTGGTCGAGGGCCGCTTGAGGCAGCTTCTTGTTGCGGCGTGCAGCCAGCTTCTCGTTAAGGTCACGCAGAGCGGAGTTACCCTCAACGTCTGCTGTGATGTTGTTGTTCTTGAGGAACGTAACGGCAGCACCGAGCAGCGCAGGGCTTGGGCGAATGACTCGCTCCTTGCCGTCTTCGCCAATTTCGGTGAAGCCCTTTACTTGATCAGAGAAGGCGGTGGCTACAGCAGCGTGTAACTCACCGAGAACTTTATCGCTTGCGGCCATTCTTGACCTTTCGTGGAATGTACCACTTGTCCCTAAGCAGGAAGTAAATCTGCAAGACAGTGTAGATTAGGGTTGCCAGAAGTACAGCGTCCGACAGCGACACACCCGAGAGGGATAAGCCGCCGACCGCCAAGGGTGGGGAAGCCTTACTGGCCTCAATGAGTGTGTCGCGTGTAAACATTAAGCTACGTCTGCTTCTGGTAGAGGTTCAATTTGGTTGTCAGTAGGAACATCAACAATGGG